CAAGTCCTAGTTCAAATGCACAGGGAACTGTAAATAATAATGCAACTATGATAGCTCCACAATCAACACCTCAGTTTAGAATGAGTCAAGGTATTGTTTGTTCTTCGCCTTCTCTTACTATCACACCTTATGTAACTGATGCGTGGTCATTCAGTACCCCAAGAGAAACAATAACTAGAACTCCAATTTATAATGAAGATACTGGAGAAATAAAATATTATTCTGAAATTCCAAGATTTGAAAAAGAAAATTTTAATTTAAATTATGGAATCTCTGCACAGATAAGTATTCCTTTAGGCAAATCCCCTGCGTTATGTCATAAAGCAACTGAGATTAATATAAAAAATCAAGAGTTATTATATAAGAAAACTTCGCTTGAGCTTGCACTTTTTAGACTTAAGGTTTGCTCAGAGCAGGCAAAACTGGGAGTTACTTTCACAGGCAAGTATGCCTCGATATGCGAGGGGATTAGCGTATCAATTTCCCCAAATCAAGTTATACCACATACTCACGAAATTAAGCAGTAGACAAGCACGGTAACACTTGCCTACCTAGACACCCTATCCATTGCCTTGTCGAATAGGGTTTTTTTATTTTAACTTATCTTTTTTCTTTGTAAGTTTCTTTATCAAGTTTTTCACTATAGGTTTTACTAAATTTAAAATAATAGGAGTAGTCGCAATAAAAGCAGTTGAGACAATACTGCTAGGAGTAGGTATGTATTGGTCGACAAACGGAACGTCTTCATAAAGCGTGATGCACTCAATACCATCATCACCTCTTTTATATCCTTTGACACGTTCTGTTCTTAATTCTGAAGTAAACTCTCCTACTCTTCTGTCATTTTGATCAGGACAATCAGGTATAAAAGGATCTTCTTTTTTATCTTTTGGAATTTCTGCTTGTGGTGGTTTACCTTCTGGTAAGGTATCAGGTTCTTTATTTATTGGTGCAGCTTCCTCAACAATAATTAGTTGGTCAGGCTGATAATTTAAAGGATAGAAACTTGGATAAGGACAGTTACTTATAACTCCGTTTGGATCATCTAATAATAAATTTCTATTGCCTGTATTTTTTGTATCTCGATGATAATACTGACAACCTATAACCTCTACATTTGAATGTTCATAGTTAGGCAAGAAAGTATAAGGTATATGAATCTCAGGAATATGTATTTCTGGAATTTCAATCGAAGGCATCTCTTTTTTTAAGAACTTCTACCTCTGCATGGCATTTAGGACAGGATAAGTTAGTCATCACCGAAAACTCAGGATAACCAACCATTTCATCGTCAATATCAATGTCACCACCTATTATTAATTCCGTTTCGCACCAATAACAGTTCATTTCTTGAATGGTATTGAAATACCTGTTGTCTTAGGTAAGCCTTTATCTAAAACATTAGGCATAAGTCCTTTTACATTACCCATGACTTGATTCATCATTTTTGTCTTGAACTGTTCTGACGTTACATACTTATAACCAAAGTACCCTCCACCGATAACAGAAGTTACCATTATGAATGAGAGAATACTAAAGCGTTAGTGCCTGTCACCATTATAACCTTCGTAGGAATTATGGCATTAGCTCCTCTCTATGTAACTTTAGGGATGATGACTAGAACTTATACTTCAGACCAACCTTAGTTCCGTAGCTGTTTGTATCGTCAGTAACGACAGAAAATTCACCATATACATCAATATTTTTTGATGCAACTACAGACCCACCAACTTTACCAGAAAAGTTTGTTTCTGAATCTGCACCATCTGGGTTGTTAAGGTACGCACCACCTTGAACGTAGTAGCTACCAAAAGCATTGCCACCTTCGTATCCTAAATGAGCGTCCGTTCCGCTTCCTGTGAAATTTTTCCCTGTGTAAGAGCCATTGTTTTCTACGGATAAGTAGAATCCAGCAAACGCAGGTGTTGATAGTGCTGAAGCAGCAGCTAGTGTTAATACTTTTTTGATCATTTTTAAGAAATTAAAGTTATATACTAGCGGTTTTTAAATAAAATTCAATTTTTATTTATATTAAACAAATCAATAAGTTTAACTAATTTTGATGTTAAATGAAATAGAAATACGATCTTCTTTAGTCTCATTTATTTCAACTCTATGAGTTAAATTTGCTGGGAATATACATATTGTGCCATCAGAATATTTTGGAACATATTCTGGAGGCATTTTATATTTTTCTAAATGTTCTCTATCTGTTGCATTGATAAGCATTGCATCTCGATAACCTATATCCATATTGTCAAAAACAAACCTCCCTTGTTCTGGTGTTTGTTTAATCCATAAAACCCCTGCGAGTTCTACATTAGGATGACGATGAGATACGTTATAAGAATTAGGGCCATTTATATTTAGCCACATTTGAACAAGAGTAGTTTCTCTTGCAATATTAAATTCAAGAAGAAGTTCTTTTACAGTCTCAACAATCAAAGGTTGGAATGGTGCAAAACCTTCATCATTGAAAACTTCTTTTGATAAACTTTGCCAACCACCTTTATTAGAAATTCTAGAAATCCCAGAATCTTTTTTTTTGTATTCGTAAATCCATTTCACAAGATCATCTTGAAAATCTTTAAAATTTTCAATATCAGCGATTGCTACTTGTGTTGGAAATAAAAATTCAGATTTTTTATTTCTCAGCAACTTCTTCGTTTGATTTTATAAGTTCTTCACAAGTTGCGATACCACCTTGTATCTGTAATATTTTACGTTCACAATTACTCATAACTTCTTTTGCTTCGTTATAGTTTTTTGCTATCTGTTGTAATTCTGATTGAAGGGTCGCAAGTTTTTGGTTAGGATCTAACATCAAGTTATAGAGTGTAATACCAATATAATATCAGTACTGCGAGGTTAATTCAACTAGGTTTATCTGCTATTAGTTTAGCTTTCCAAGCAGCCTTTACATCAGTAGTCCATACAGCATTGCAGATTGCAGATACCTCTGCTGGTTCGCCTGATAAGTCAGTATCAACTAGGTTGTCAGAATCATCTAACGTACCAGCTTGTAGTACATATCTTCTAAAAGACCTTGTTAGTTCTGTGCCATCTTTTTTGATGACTGTTGCTTCACGGACTTGCACCGCTTTATATTGACCGACAACTTCTATCTTGTCGTATTCGATTGATTCGCTTAATGCCATTTAGGAAAGTCCTCCAGACTTAACAGGTTTATGGTGCTTAGTTTTAAGACGTAGCTTCGGTCTAATTTTAAGCTGTTAAATAATTCATTTGGATTCTAAATCTTCTACCAACCATAAAAGCTCTTGTTTGAAAACTACCAGTAGTAATATTCTGAATATCAATTCTACTTTCACTAGCACCTATAAATATTCTTGTATTGTCATCAGATTCATCTAATTTTGCATTATTTGTATTGCTATAAAACTGTAAAGAACCTTCGTTTACACAGCCTGATTTAGAAGTAAATGGTAGTCCTTGTATTATTCCACATATTGAAGTATCTGCTGAACCACTAAAAGTACAATCTATTTGTATATGCACAACTCTTCCAACTTTTGTATAATGGGCAGTTGTGTTGTTTGTAAGAGTTAGACCAATAGTATTAGTAGGAGTGAAAGTTCCTTCTTCATAATCGTCAAGTGCGTTGGCTGCTGCGGTGTCTCCGTTAAAGGTTATACCTCCTGAGTTTGGAAACATAACTTTTTCAGTTGCACTATTTCTATTACCTGAACCAGCATAAATACGTAGATCACCATTATCACTATAGATAACATTGTAACCACTACTTCCACTATGAGACTCAAATGCAATAGCTCCTCCTCTTGAATTGTGAGCTGTACCTTTAAATTCTATAGTTGGAATACCACCACCCCATTGTGTAGGAGAACTATTAACTATGCCTACGTTTCCAGACGAATCTATCTCAAAAACATTTGAAAAAGTTGTTCCACCAGAAGCAGTTGAAACTTGTATACCTAAATTTCCAGCAGCACCATTATCAGCTACGAATCTCCAGTTTCGTGATGATGCATCACCACTTGGTTTTGTGAGACAGAATGTTCCGTCATGAACATCAAGAGTTCCTATGGGTGATGAAGTTTTAATACCTACTTTTCCAGACGAATCTATTTTCATTCGCTCAGTATCATTAGTAGCAAAAACTATATCTAAACCACGTTCATTCCATATAATTGAGTTTCGATCATCACTGGAGGTTTTACCTGCTGTAAAAGCATCTCCAATTAACAAACCTTTAGCTGTAAAACGTCCTCCTTGTCCATTAGTATTATCAAAAGCATTAGTTTCAAATACTCCATGAATATTTAATAAGTTGTTTGGACTTGTTGTACCTATACCTACTTTTCCAGACGAATCTATACGCATTTTTTCTGAAGCGTCAACTTCAAATCCAATGCCTGACCCTGACCCTGCATTTCCAGCGTCATTTCTTATTTTAAAAAAGCCATCAACATCTTCAATTATTGAGACTGCTGAGCCATTGGCATCATTATCTTCAAACCTTATAGCTGGTGCATTAGCTTTTATATGTAGTGTGTTGATTGGACTTGTTGTACCTATACCAACCCGATTGTTAGAAGAGTCAACGTGTAAAGTATTGGTGTCAATGGTCAGATCACCAGTTCCAGTGATAGCTCCTGTTACATCAAGTCCACTATTACAATCTACATTTCCTGTGAAATCAACTTGACCATCTTGCCCAATACGCATTTGTTCAACAAGAGAGTTGTTAAATGCTGTATGAAAAGCTAATGCACCATATCCACCATTTCCTGTAGATTCTCCTTCAATTGAAGCTATATCTCTTAAGTTACTATTACCATCACGATTTTTATAAAGTAGTGTGCTAACAGAAGTATTAGATGCGTTAGTAGCACTAATAGTTGCAATAGCACTATTAGCAGAAACAGTTAAATTTGATGTAAAAATCGGAGTGATCTTAGATCCAGCTATTGCTGCACTTGCGTTTATATCTGCATTTACAACAGTTCCATCAGTTATACCGTCAGATGTAATTCTTGTTAGTGTCATGGTTAGCTAGGTTTTGGGTACTTGTCTTTGACAGGATCGACTATATCTGTTTTCCATTTTTCTATACCATTGTGATAGATGTAATCAAGTTGTGTACCCCAATCTGGATACTCTCTTCTTCTTTGAATTTTGTAAAATTCTTTATCTAATTCAACTCTAGCTGCATCAACTAAGGTCTGATCTATAGATATTTGATTTTCATTAGCATCTAATACACCAACAGAATCATCAACTACTGTTGCGTTTGGATATGCTTTTAAAATCGCCTCGTGATCTAAAGCCATTAAACTGAAATCTCCTGCACTAAAAGACTTGAACAAGCACGACCATCATCACTCTGATTAGGGTCATTTCTTCCACTATTAATTCTTACAGCAAAAGTTGCATCGCTTTGATCACAGTTATAAGCTCTTATTGAGTAAGTATGAGTACCACTTCCGGGTGTATCTATAAAAGTTCCAGAAGTATTCATCATACTTTGATCTTGGTCTGCGTTTGCCCCATAGCCAGTATGAACCAAATATCTATTACCTGCACTATTAGGTTGACCTATATTTGTAGTACCTCTAAATATTCTAAAACCTCCCTTACCATTATTTGTTCCTGTATCGTAGACGATTGAATAATGTATAAAAACTTTATTACCTGAATCTGACATTGTAATAGAACAACTCATGCTTGGTATTGTAGATGTTCCATTTCTTCCCGGACTTAACGAACTTTTATCAGTTTTATGTGCAAAAACTGTTTGTATTACACCTCCAAATTTACCAGATCCCAAACCACCAGCAGGTTGAATAGAGTTAGTAAATATTCCCATTATGATACCTCCGTTAGGTTGAACTTATATTTTTTACCAGATCGTTTGTTCACTAAAAAAAGATCCTCTGCTCCTTCTTGTATAGTATAACTTCCCCAAGTTCCGTCAACATCATTCGATCCACCTTCGTTAGATAAGTTAAGGTCATTGGTGTAGATGTTTTGCCATCTAAAGTTTGGTTCACCTAAATCTATATTTCCATTAGTGGCTGGTTTAAAAGCACCACCTGTAAGTTGAACTTTATTACTATTGCTATGTGCAAATAATAAATCACCATTAACACTATCTATGATATTATCCGTACCATTATGCTTAATTTGTAGGTCATTACCGCTACCAGCAATTAATTTTTTATTATCATTAACTTTTATATTTTCACTTATTAAACAATCACCTGTAACTTGCACACCAGTAGAATGTGTTTCAAACTTTTTACTGCCATTATGGTTTAGCTCTACTGCTCCACTATTTTTAAATATTGCTCCTGTAGTACCAGATGTATCTTTAATAACTAAATTACAAAAAGCACTCTTAATTATATTTCCAACACTAGGATCGTGGAATAATTGGAAATCTGTACTAGCTCCTAGATTAACTTTTATATTTTCACTTATTAAACAATCACCTGTAACTTGCACACCAGTAGAATGTGTTTCAAACTTTTTACTGTTGTTAAAATATAGCTCTACCGCATCACCTCCCAAAAACCTTGCCATATTTGCACTGCTATTCTTTATTGCTACAGTACTATTATTTAATGTTCTTAGTAGTAATGAACCAGTTCCCGCATCATCAATGAATGAGTCATTGCCATCGTGATAAATTTGTAGGTCATCACTATCTCCAATATTTAATTTGCCGTTATCGTTTAATTGTATTTGTCCATGAACATGAACACCATCTGCTAATGTATTAAACTTTTTACTGTTGTCGTGATATAGTTCTACTGCTCCGTCTGGTTTGGCGATCAACATATTTTCAGTTGAACTTTTTGTTACTTGAAACTCACCAGCATTTCTTACTCTTAAATTACCTGTTTGGTTGTGAATTGTGCTATTGGTTGCATCATGACTAATGGTTAAATCATCACCGTCACCAAGTTTGATGAAATCATTATCTCCCATGTCTAAATCAGAACTAAGATCTAATTTACCGGTGATAGATGCACCATGAGCTGTAGTCTCAAACCGCTTTGTGTGGTCATAATATAAATCCACTCCTCCATTATTATGCGCTCTAATCCTAAACTCATTTTCTTGACGATTTAAAACTTGAAACTCACCTTCTACACCAATTAATAAATTACCAGTTACGTTATTAAGATGGCTATGGCTTCCATCGTGATAAATTTTAAGGTCTGAACCAGTTCCAAATACAGCTTTCGCATTATCAGCAAACTCAAGAGCGTTA